TTACATCTTACGAAGGCAATGCTTCTACAGACGGTCCATTTATTTTTTGTGGCTTCCGCCCGTCTTTTGTGATGATTAAGAACGTAGATGCAGTCGAAGACTGGTGGATTCAAGACGCCGTAAGAGAACCATTTAACGGCGGTAATATGGCTAGAATTTCGCCAAGCAGCGGCGGCGCTGAATCTGACAATGTTGCTTGGTTTGATTTCGTCAGCAACGGGCTAAAGGTCAGATACAACGCTGGCGGCATCAACAATTCTGGCACACATATCGTAATGGCATTTGCCGAATCACCTTTTAAAACTTCAACTGCCCGATAGGAGGCACACATGACATCAATTTTTAAATGCTGCCACGGGCAGACCATTCGACCGGGCAAGGCGTGGACTGACGGAGACGGGGTTACACATCCCGCAAGCTGGCACACCTACAGCGCAGAGCGTAAGGCGGAGCTAGGTATTACCGAGATCGTGCAACAGCCTGCACCGGACAGCCGTCTATATCACTGGGGATATAACGATGACGGCACAGTCAACAGCACGGCCAAGTCGCTAGACGACGTAAACGAAGTCGATGAGGACGGCGATCCGCTGATGGAAGACGGCGAACAGGTCGTTACCAAGGGCGTCAAGTCGAACCTGATTGCCGAAGTCAAGGCGCAACAAGGTTCATTGTTGTCCCAAACTGACTGGGCTGTGATCCGCAAGGCAGACGCTGGTACGGATATACCGGAGAACATCGCAACCTATCGTGCAGCGATCCGGTCCAAGGCCACAGAGATGGAGACCGCTATTGCTAACGCTGCCGACACTGACGCCGTTGCTGCGCTGTTCCTGACGTACACGCTGGAAGACGACGGCACGACGACCAAGTCGGGCATCTTGTACGATTGGCCTGAGCTTTCAGAATGATAAGAAGGTTTTTCTTTCTCTGGGTTTTTACTTTAGTAACCTTAGCAGTCTATGCTACTACAGTTAAAGCAGATGAAATACCTTGTGTAGGAAAAGAAGAAAGTAAAATATTTGAACCTTCTGAGTTTGTTCGTGGTTATGGAATTAGAGAAGGAGCTTTAGTTAAACTGTCTGTTAGCACTGAAGGATACTGGCTTCTTACCCTATCTCCTCCTGAAATGGAAGGTGCAGTTTGTATAGTTTTTATGGGAACGGATTGGAAGTTTGTAACTTCTAAAGATACTAAAGAAGAGGTTAAGTATGGAAGGAGCAATTGATTTAAGAACCGTATTAACCTTAGGAGGTGTTTTGTTTAGTGTAGCTGGAGCCAGTGCTGTAGCTAAAATGCAAATAAAACAACTATCAGAAGCTTTAGAAGACGTAGAGCAACGTCTAAGAAAAATGGATAGCAGGTGTGACAAGCTTAATACCTCTACAGAAACTCAGGAGCAACGTATAGACGTTCTTTCTAAGATGGCTTCTCCAGAAAACCTTAGACGAGATCACATGCAACTAGCAGAAATGCTAACTACTGTTAAACAGCTTGAAAAAAATTACGACCGGATATATGCCATGCACAATGGAAAACATCCGCCGGTAGCCAACGAAAGGAAAGCAGAATAATGTTAAGCTTAGTGGGATCACTCCTTGGATTTGCTACTTCAACTGGCCCCGGCCTTTTCAAGATGTACATGGAAGGCAAGCAGGATGTCAGGGACAAAGAGCATGAACTTAAAATTATGGCTCAACAGTCTCAGGATCGTAGAGATGAGGCTGTAATTACCAGTGTAGGTGAAACTAACATAGCGGTACATAAGAATGCCGATGAACACACCAAACGTGCTAGTCAGTGGGTAGTCAACCTGTCTGCTACGGTACGTCCTCTGATTACCTACTTTTTCTTTCTTGAGTTTGTCCTTTTAACTTTTCTGTCAGCCTTCGGTCTTATTAGCGTAGAGTTGTTTGACAAGCTGTGGTCAGATGAAATCGTAGGTATCTTTAGTGTCATCATCAGCTTTTGGTTTGGTCAACGTCTGGTTAGCAAGTGGTCTAAATGATAAACAAGAAAGGTCTGGAGTTAATCGAAAGCTTCGAGGGTTTTCGTTCTGAACCTTACAAAGACGTAGCTGGTATCTGGACAATAGGTGTAGGATCAATATACGGACTAGACGGAAGCAGAGTTACCAGAGATCACAGGCCGGTTACAAAAGAAGAAGCGTTTGGTCTGATGGAACGAGACTTGAAGACAACGGTAAACAGGCTGGGAAATCTAATTAAAGTACCAGTAAATGAAAACCAGTTAGCTGCTTTAGCTAGTTTTGTCTACAACATAGGATCAGGAGCGTTTCAACGAAGCACAGCAAGAATGAAGCTAAACAGAGAAGATTACTTTGGTTGTGCTAATGAGTTTCTTAAGTGGAAGTATGCAAACAAAAGAGTTATTCCCGGTTTGCTGAGAAGAAGAGAAGCAGAGCGGCAGCTATTTTTAGATGAGGAATTAACTGATGAGCTATAGGACTGTCATAGACAAGGTTTTAACGAGGCTTAGAGAGGACACCATTGGTGCTGATTGGGTTGGGGCTATCTCCTCTGCATCTGAAGTAGATGCCTATCAGAAGCTCATTGGAGAGCTTGTAAACGAGGCTAAGGATATTGCCGAGGATTCTTGGAACTGGACTTCACTACGTTCTGTTGAAACAGTGACCACGGCAGCTTCTACAGCTACCTACGATATGTCTAACGTAACCGACAGGACACGTATCTTGCAGGTTATAGACAACACCAACGATAACAAACTGAAGCAGATCAGTGACTCACACTTCTACAACCTGACTTACATCGGTGACACTCAGACTGCTAACCCCAGCTACTATCGCTTGAACGATAATGACATCTCCTTCTGGCCTACTCCAGACGCGGTGTATGACATCAAGGTACACGCAGTTATTCCTCAGGCTGATCTCACGTCAGCTACAGATACCTTTACTCTTCCTGAAAATATCATCGTTCTTGGAGCTTACTCACTAGCTCTGGCAGAACGTGGAGAAGATGGTGGTACAACCTCTGACCTTGCTCTACGACGCTTTCAGCAAGCATTGGGAGATGCCATTGTACAAGACGAGAACCGAACTGTAAACGAGACGACGTGGTATGCCAGTTAAACCAGTTACCCCGGTAATCCTGAAGGGTATAGGTTCCAGAGGACTTAATACCCAAACTCAGAGTTCTACGATTGGTCCAGAGTTTCTGACTGAGGCTGAGAACGTAGTCTACGATCTAGAAGGTCGTATGGGTCCAAGGAAGGGCATCAAACAAATTACAAGTGCGGTAGCATCTCCTGTGAAATCCGTAGGAGAGTTTGTTAAATCTGACCGTACCAGAGAATACTATGGTGGTTCTGGAGCAACCATTGTAAAGTTGAACTTTGCTACTACTCCAGATACTCTGGTTACTCAAACTTTCTCAGGAACTCCTCAAACCATTACCGATAGTAATTGGCAGTGGATAAACTTTAATGATGAGTTCTGGGGTGTACAGGCAGGTCATAAGGTTATCAACTATGATGGTACAAACTGGTACGATATTGATGATCTAACTGGTTACCACGCTCCTTCTGGTGTTACTACCTTTGATCCTAACTGCGCTCTTGGTGAGTTTGGTCGTATTTTTTACGGCGGTGTTACTGAAGCAAAAGGAACTTTGTTTTACTCAGACAACCTCATTGGTCAGGACTTAAACACAGGAGCTTCTGGTCAGCTTGATCTAAAAACTGTCTGGGGTAATGATGAGATAGTTGGTTTAGGTTCTATTGAAAACAAAATAGTAATCTTTGGTAAACAGAACATTGCTATTTATTCTGGTGCCACCAACCCAGCTACTATGGTTCTTGACGAACTGATTCGAGATGTAGGGTTAGCAGGTAGAGATAACATTGTATACGTAGACTCTGATGTAGTCTTTCTAAGCTACGAAGGTCTTCAGTCGCTCTCTCGTATACAACAGAGTGACGGTAAGTCTCCTTTGGAAGGTTTATCTCTTACAGTGCGTAACGACCTTACAAGGCTGTTATCTTCGTCAGATGTGGGTAATATTAAAAGCGTTTACTACCAGAAAGAAGGTATTGTAATTACCTTCATGCCTGACGATAACAAAGCATACGTGTTTGATTTTACTGTAGGCAAAAGGGCGCTTCCCCGGATAACCACTTGGACATTTAAAGACAACCCCCTGTGTGCCGTCAGCACTTTAAGTGGTGAGCTTTACATGGGTTTATCGGACTCTGTTGCAAAATACGACGAATACTATGATGTAGCCTTGGATGGCGGTGGTAATGATGTTACTAGCGATTACAACTGGCTTTTTCAAACTCCTTGGTTGGACTTTGGTGACCCTGTGTTTACCAAGATACTCAAGCAAGGCTTGTTTACCATTACAGGTGGTGAGGGAGCAGCGGCTACTGTAGAGATTTCTAAGGATTACGAAGAGGACTCTAAGTTTTCCAAGACATTTAACCTAACCAGCGATGCAGTTAAGTTTTTATATGGCGCTGCAAACTCACTATACGGAGCAGCTAAGTATGCTCCCGCTGCTAGTCCCAAAGAATACAGGGTATCTCTTGCCAGAGCAGGTAAAACAATTAGACTTAAGATGACGTTTGACGTAACTGGTCATTACTCAAGCTTGATTAACACAACACTTCTTACCAAACAAGGTAAAGTTAGATAACTTTAAGAGGAAAAAGATATGTCGTCACTTTTTGGAGATATAGTAGGTGCAGGACTAAGCTTCTTCGGTCAACGAGAGCAAGCTTCAGCCGCACGAAAAGCCGCTGAAACTCAAGCACAGGCAGCTAGAGACGCGGCAGCGGCTGCAACAGATGCTGCTACGCCCTACACTGTAGCATCCCTCGGTGGTATAGCAGAGTTTGATCCAGATAAACAAGCTGCATTACTTACGCTCTCTCCAGAGCTTACGGATATTTACCAAGGTGGTCTTGGCCGTAGTGGTCTGTTTGGTACTCAAGCCGCTGATTATGCCTTTATGGACCCCTTTGCAGCAGGAGAACAGTTCTACCAGCAGATGCAACCTTTCTTTCAGGAGGAAGAGGACAAAGCTAGAACTGACTTAGAGACACGTCTGCTTGCACAGGGACGCCTTGGTAGCACCGGTGGTGCTGAAGAGCAGAGGGCGCTTGAGGAAGCTATTCAAAAATCCAGAGCGCAGCGCAGGACCGCTGGGTTTACTCAGGCTCAGTCTCTGATCGACACTCTTCTCGGTAGAGAACGTGGTGATATTGCACAGTCTGTTGGTCTTTTGGAAATTCCCATTGCACAGGCTAATGTTGGCCGTGGTATTGGAGGTAGTATTGGTTCGGTCGCAGCTTCTGGTCTTCAGTCTCAGGCAGCATCTCAGCGCCTTCTTGCTCAGACTGCGGCACAAGACCCCGGCTTGTTTGGTACACTAGCGTCTGGTATCGGTGGGATGATTAGACAGAATTCTTTGATTAACCAGTTAAAATCAAGATAGGAAACGTAATGGCTACTAATCTTCCTCCCTTTCTGATTAATTATCTTTTAAATCGAGGTCTATTTTCCGATAGATTTTCTGCACAAGAGGATACTCAAGAAACTTCTAAAGAAGAAAAAGAAGAACAAGAACTTACTTTTGAAAAAGTTCTTCGAGAGATTTTAGACGGTGGTCCTGACCCAGTAGATACTACTTCAGCTACTTCAGCTACTTCAGNTNCTTCAGCACCTTCTTCAGCATCTTCTTCAGCGACACCCTCAACTGGTGGTCTATTCAGTGGCGTACAGCAAGCTATAGATGATATTTTTTCTTTTGATCTGGATAAAGCTGCGGTAGATGCAGTTGAAAAAGCAACTGGACTTGATTTAAGTTTTAAAGGATTGTTTGGTATAGAAACCCCTTCGTTTATTGATGCCTATAATAGAGCGCGGCCAAGTAACGTAACTGATGCTATCATGAAAAGCCCTAATCAACCTGTAGGAACAAAGATCGCCGCTGGGCTGCACCGAGGTTTAATGGCCCTTGCTCCGATGAGTGTTACGGCTGCTGGAACAGCACTGAACGCCTTCACGGGAGCTAGTGATCCTTTTGATCCTGAGAAAGATATTGCAATAAACTATGATCCCCATGCTAATGTAACTACAATTTCATCCAAAGAACCTGTTAATTATGATCTTGAGTTAGACCCTGAACCTAATGTAGATAGACATCAATTTGGTATGGCTTTTGACCTTGCAGACCTAATGGCTGCGGAACAAGCGGGAAAAATTTCAGGCATGTCTACGAACTATACTAAAGCTTACTCTGCGTGGGATTGGGGAGACCGCGGATTTAATATGGCGGGGGTAGTTGGTTCTTTAGACCCCGTGTCACAATTAACAAATGCTGCTGGTAAGACTTTAGGTTTTGATT